AAAAAAAAAAAAAAATAATACTTACATTATTCAAAAAAATAATGACATAATTGAAATTATTATTGATAAAAATAGACAACAAGGTATAACCAACCATAAAAATAATTTAACTAAATTATATTCAAATATTGATAAATTAAATAATATACAAGTATTAAAAGACACAAATAATCATATTATTATTTATTTTAATACTAAAAATATTAATAATTTGGGTTTATTACTTAATATTATTCATTTTATAACTATTGCATTCAAAACAATTGATAATAATCCATCAAATGTTAATGAAATTAATAATCGTGTTCCTTTTACTAATTATTATTATTTATCATTCTCTATATTTATAAATTTTGTTAAAAATGAATTTAATAATAATAATATTTACCATACATATCTATTAGAATTAATTAAATATTTTTATATCTATTCTATTTATGATTATTATTTTTATTATGATAATAATACACTACAAAAATTAAAAGAAAATAATAATAATTTTATTAATATTTGTAATTCCATTAAAAATAATTTTAATATTCCAAAAAATACCTCAAATCATCCACCATTTAATGTTATTGATATAGAAGATATAAATCAACCTATTTATTACTCATATGAAATTCCCAACTACTTTAAATTATTTGATTTAATTAACTCTCTTATTGATATTTATAACATAACTAATTATAATAATTTTGATGATATTATTACACAAATATTTAATGTTACAAAAAACAACAATTCAAATATAAAATCATATAATAAACAAATTTTTTCTAAAGCACAAGTTAATACAAATCTTGATATTAATTATACAGAATTAGATGAAGATAATCAATATCAACTAAAAATATAAAAATTTATTTTTGTATTTTATAAAGAAAAGACATGTCTTCTTTTAAATTAATTCCAATACCAAAATAATCAATTTTGTCTTCTTCAAAAACACTTTCTTCTTCAATATTCCAAGTGTTTGGATTGCCAACAGGAGGTATAATTTTAGAATTATAATAATAATTTTGCGCATTCCTTATAATGTTTCGTTCTAAAAGTTTTATCCTGTATAAAGGAATACAGGGTTTCTTTTTTGAAACTTTTGATTTATTTGATTTTGTCATTTTCTCAGATTTTAATTATAAATATTTAAAGTATACAAAGAAATTATTTTTCAATTTTTTTTAATTAAAATAATATTACTAATAAATATTATGGATTTTTATAAATGTTGTAATTGTGGATATAATAATAATATTATACCTAATACAATTTTAAATTGCACAAAAATTAAATGTATTGAGTATAATAAAATTAAAATAAATAATGATAAACAAGTAAAAGTTAATAAAGAAATATTAGATATTATTATTTTTCTTTAATTAAATAAATTATAAATTAATTAAAACAATATCTTTAAAATTTAATTTAGATGAAAATCCATATTTAAAAATTATACAACCATTACCTAATTGTTCTACATATTTTCTTGATTGTTTTTTTATATTTTTTTTATTAAAATCAGTATTTGCTCCATAAAAATTTTTAGCATCAATCCAATTAACTTTTTTATTATTTATATATAATTCACTCAATATTAAAAAATCTGGTGTTATAAATCGTTTTCTTAATTTATTTAGTTTTTCTGTTTTTTCATCATTTGACAATTTTACATTTTTTTGTATATTATTTATTTTTTCTTTTTCTTCAATATGCAATTGTTCTTCTGTTTTATATTTTACACCCTTTTCAATTAAAATTTTTTCAATATCTACTTCAAAATTAATAGAAGCATCTTTTATTTTTGTTTCATCTACAAATCCATAATTATCATTTTCTAATCCCAATTCAAATTGTTCTTTATCATACTCATTCATTTTATTAGGATTTTTAAATAATTTAGATATTTCTTTATTTGTTAAACCTCTGTGTTTAAATATCATTCTCATAATATTTATTGGTGAAGCTCCATATTCATTTGATATTTTTATTATGTTTTTATTCAAATAATCATTTGATATTTCTGTTATTTTACTAATTATTTTTGAATATCTTATTAACTGATTATTTACAATAATTGATTTTTTTAAAGAACATATTAAATTTATACTTAAATTACCGTTTACATCAATTATTTTATTAAATATTTCATCCTTTATTTCTCCATAAGGATATTCACAATCAAATAATATTTTTACTATTTTATTTTCTACTGTTGTAGATATAATATTCTCTTTAAAAGTTAAAGTAATCATTTTTAATATTTATAATTACTTATTAAAATAAAAATATTCAATTTTTAATAAAAATTTACTATATTCTCTGTCAAACTTCTTAATTCATAAATAATTGGATTTTCTAAATAAATATATTCATCATCTACTTTATAAAATATATTACTTTTAACATCTAATTTATATATTTCATCTTCATAATAAGGACAATAATTTTCAGTGCTTTTTAATATCTTATTTTTTGATGTGTAATATTCATTCCCTATATTGTATATAAAAGTATAATCTTTCAAATAATTTAATGAAAAATTTTTAATTTCAATGATTTCATTATCAAATTTATAATTTTTTTTATTTAAAAATTTTACATTTCTTTCTTTCATATTAAAATTATTAATACAATAATTCAAATTATTATAATATAATGTGTTTAATTTAGAAACAGCCAAACAAGTCAAAAAATTATTATTTATATCTCTTTTGTTTATTTCACTTATCATTTTAATATTTATAAATATTATATCATTAATATTAAATATATCTTCAAAATACAAACCATTTTTAAATAATACCACAAACCATTTTTTATTATTCATTGTAATCATTAAATCAGTGTTCTCCATCATATATTCATTTATTATTTCATAATATCTAATAAAATAATTATTAATACTCTTCTCATCATAATTTTTTAATATATACTCTTTAATATCCTTTTTATCTTCTAAATAATATTTTTTTTCATCTTCATTTATAAAGTTAAAATTATCCTTAATTACATTAAAATCTTTAATATATGTAACCTCCATAAATACTTATATTGTTTATTATTTAAATAAAAAAAATTGAAAAAATAAATCTTTGGATGATATATAATAATAAAATTATAAGTTAGTTCATTGAAAATTCAAACGATGTAAGCTACTGATATTTCTGGCAAAAAGAAACATCCAGCCATTGATAATGGTGATGGAAATATCCTTGTTAAGGGAGATTTCTATTCACGCAAAACAATGGTTTTGGATAGTGGGCTATATAAGCCTAGCACAAAAATCTTTAGAAAAGAAGAAGGATATTTTGAAAGCTTAACAAAAACAACAGAACTTGTAGTCTATACTGTTTTCTCACCTACTGATTACCATTACCAAATGGTTGATTTTCAGACTGATGAAGAAACATACGAAAAAAAGCCTGCGTTTGTCTCTAAGATGATGAAAGAAACATATGATGGAGAAGAATATGACGCCATCAATTGTTTCTTTTATGGAGAAGCTTCTTTCCGCGTGAAACCATCAATCCTTTTCAAGTGTAAGAAACTTCAACATTTCAACTGCATTGGAGAGAACGGACATCAATTCTTTTTTCCAAAAGAATAATTTTTTTATTGAGTGTCTTTTATAGACATTTATTTAATAAAATCTTTTATTTAACTATATAAATTCACCTTTTGTTTTTCCATAATATCTATTAGCATATCCTTGTTGTATCATTAATTCATTAATATTAATTTCTTCAATAAATAATGTAGATAATGGTCTTCCATATTTATCATTTTTTAAAAAATTAATTTTTATAACTTTATCTAATATTAGATTTTCTAAAAATTGTTTTGCATCTTTTTCTTTTTTTATATGTTCTTCTCTATTAAGTAATGATTTAGATAGTATCATTTCAGATGTATCTATTCCATATAATTTTAATGTAATTTCTTTTAATTCAATATTATTATCTTTATTATTATCACTTAATAAATTTATTTCATTTTGATTATTCATATTATAAATATGTTGTTTTATTGGTAATAATATTGTTACAGTATTACTATCATAAACTGATTTGACATAACATTTTGCACTAATATTATCTAAATCATATTTAGATGTTGTTTCATTATTTAACTTTAATATCTTTTTAAAGCAACAAAACATTATTATATATTTAATATATTTAATTATTTATTTTATATTTCAATTATTTTTTAATTTAAAAAAAAGTTGATTTTTAATAATTATATATAATATTAAATATTTAAATATTATATTATACATCTTAATATGTCTGGTTATTTAGAAATTATACTTGGACCTATGTTTTCAGGTAAAACAACTAAATTAATTAATATCTATAAAAAAAATAAATTCTGTAATATACCCGTATTAGTTATTAATTATAAAGATGATAATAGATATAGTGATGATATGCTTTCAACACACGATAAAATAATGATCCCTTGTATTAAAACAGATAAATTATTTAATCTTATTGATGATAAAGTTATTAATATTGATGATTATACAGTTATTCTAATTAATGAAGGACAATTTTTTCCTGACCTTATTGAATTTGTTAAACATTTATTAAATAATAAAAAATCAATCTATGTATGTGGATTAGATGGAGATTTTGAACAAAAAAAATTTGGTAATATATTAGAATTAATACCATTATGTAATGATGTTTATAAATTACATTCTTTATGTTATAATTGTAAAAATGGAAATAATGGTGATTTTACAAAAAGAATTTCAAATGAAAAAGAACAAGTTATTATAGGCTCTGATAATTATATTCCAGTTTGTAGAAATTGTATTAATAATTAAAATTTTTATATATTTAATTAGAAATATTAAATAATGTATCTATATAACTTTTATCATAAAAACCAATTTTAGTTGTTCTATCCGCTTTTAAAAAGCTTTTAAAATGTATAAAATTAATTAAAATTACATTATTAATTATTTCTCCCTGTATAATAAGTAAAATATTTTAATATTACAATATTACACCTGACATTTCATTA